CAGATTCCAGAACGGTTGCAGCAGCGCCACTGAAAAGACCAGCGACAAAACCAGCCGCCATGATTGCCTTTTTCGCAATAAAGGTCAGGCCGTTGATGATTCCGCTAAGTACCCGGATTGCAATCGGCTGAACCGCCTTGAACGCATCCGTTAGCCTGGTCTTGATTTCGGTGGCGACGATCCCGACCACGCTACCCAAGCCGACAAACAGACCGACTATAAAGTTGATCACACCTCTCACAACCGGACTAATCGTATTGACCACCGTCTGGATGACCGACAGTATCCCGTCCCACACATTGATGGCGATCTTGCCCATGCCGAACCAGTCTTGTTTGATCCCGATCACAACACCTGCGACCAAAGCCAGTGCAACCACTACTGCACTCATGGTACCGATCACGCTCCCGAACAGGGTGATAACGGTGCCGATCACGAAGGCCAGCGGCCCGAGCACCGCAATGAGCGCCGTGATGGCCACCGCTGTCTTCCGAGTTGCGGGCGAGAGATTACCGAACGCTGCGATCAGATTCCGGGCGACATCGAGAGCACGGGATGCCCCAGCGATCGCCGCATCGATAGCCGGCCGGAGAGTGTCACCGAACTCGGCAGCCACATTGCCTATCTTGTTCCTGAGTGCTCCTAGCCGTCCAGCCAGCCGATCGTAGAACTTGGTTGCCTCATCGGTGAGAGCCGTGTTCTCCCTGAATGCCGTGGTACCAATCTCAAGCGACCGACGCATAAGGTCACCAGCACCGGCAGCACGCAAGAGAGCGTCCCGCACACGGACATCGGCGAACCCCAACTGCTCAAGGGTACCAAAGAGGCTCTTGCCTTGGTCCTCCAGTCTACTGAGACCCTCGATGAAATCAACGGTCGCACCAGCGGCATCTTTCTTGAACAGCACGGCGAATTCGGTCGCAGTGGTTCCGGCTACACTGGCAAACTCACTGAGCTTCTCACCTCCTTGCTCAACGGCTGATGCTATGTCGATCATCACACGGGAGATCGCCGTACCGCCAGCCTCCGCCCGGATACCCACACTGGACAGGGCACCGGCAAGGGCGAGGATCTCCGCTTGCGTAAGCCCGACCTGCGCGCCGGCACCAGCAAGCCGCAGTCCCATCTCAACGATCTCTGCCTCAGTGGTCGCTAGGTTGTTGCCCAATGCAACGACAGTCGCTCCAAGCCTGTCGAATTGGTTCTGCGGCAGTTGGGTAATATTGGCCAGTCGGGCTAGGGCCGTAGCCGCCTCAGTGGCAGACAGGTTAGTAGCCACTCCGAGAGCGATCATCGTCTTCGTAAATCCGAAGATGTTCTGGGTCTCTATTCCAAGCTGCCCAGCTGCCGCTCCTACCTCTGCCAGTGCAGTAGAGCTTGCTGGAATACTTTCAGACAAGGCAACGAACCGATCCCCAAGGGCCTTGATCGCCTCAGCTGGAGCGTCAACGGTCTTGGCCACGTTGACCATTGCCGTCTCCCAGTCAGCCGACGCCTTAGTAGCTGCGACCCCAATACCTAACAACGGGAGGGTAACCGCACGCGTCAACTGGCCGCCGATGTTGGTGAAAGTATTCCCTAGTTTTTGGATACGGTCAGACGCACGCTTCATCGCAGCATCGAAGCCGCGAGTATTAGCGCCCAGTATTGCTACAAGCTCGCCAACCGTTACAGCAGCCACTTAATTCTCCCGGTCACCGTTCTTACTTTTGCGTTCCGCTTCGATCCTATCCCACCATGCCTGTTGATCCCTCGCCGAGATCGGCCGGTGGAGCAATCGCTTGGGCGTAATACGCGTCCGCAGCGTCTTACCAGACACGTTCAACAGGTGCGACACGGCCCACGCCAACCGATCCCATACCTGTTCCTGTCGCCAGTTGAAGCCAGCCGCCATGTCGGCCAGCTCAACCAGAGTCAAGTCCCAGAACTGACCGGGGCCGATTCCGAGGGTGCGGTAGGCGACTCGCTCAAGTCCTGGGAGTCCGGCGTCGAAGTCGGGTTCGGCCTGTCCGGCGTCGATATCTGTTCGATTGCCGCCTCGACCTTCGCCGAGAACTTGTCTCCGAACAGCGTAAAAAAACACTCCCAGACCTCGCCCATGTTGTCGAGATCGACCCACGCCCCGACCTGTTCTATTGTGAGTTCAGAGTCTTCGTGCCGAAGCCCAGCCCACAGAAGAACACGCAGTGCCGAAAACGAGAGCGGCGTGGACATCAAATCTTCCGCAAAGTTGTTCAGCTTCACAGTGATCTTCAGCCGGTCGCTGATTTCGGCGATTGCGTTCAGGTCGTATTTCAGGTGGCGTTCCTTGCCACCGAGTTCGATTGTTACCGTCCGGCCCGCCATCAGCCGGTACTCGTGGTGTGGGTCAGCACTCCCGTGCCCTCCATCTCGATCGCAAGCGCTGCGGCATCTTCATTCGGGCCAGTCAATTCGTGACCCGTGATGAAGCCAGACCCCGTCCAGTGGTCGCCTGACGAGCTACCGATCGGCATGAACTGGAAATCGACCTTCGTCTGGCCGTTCAGCGCATCGAACACGTTCCGCTGGGATGCGTTGTCATCGAGATAGAGCGCTTCAGCTGATCCCGTCCAACCGGTGATCCCTCCGATACGCTCTCTTTCACCAGACGAATCATGGCTGGTGGCGTCGAACGTGTCGTGGGTCCCGGTCAGGGTGTAGTCCCTGAGTTCGCCGATTGATATCTGCGACGATCCCGCAGCGGTTGTTGTCTGTACTTTGGCCTTGTAGCCAGCGATTGCAGCAGTTGCCATATTACCCTCCTGTCGTTAAAGCCTTATACCGCCGTCGTGTGGGTCAGCACGCCGGTACCTTCGATCTCGATAGCCAACGCTGCCGCATCTTCGTTCGGGCCGGTCAGTTCGTGGCTGGTGATAAAGCCCTCACCTTCCCACGAGTCGTTGTTGCTCGATGACCCGACCGGCAAGAAGCTGATGTCGATCTTCGCCTGGCCATTCAACGCGTCGAATATCTGCCGTTGGCTGGTGTTGTCATCCACAAACAGCGCTTCGGCGGATGCGGTCCAGCCGGTGATACCGCCAATCCGTTCCCTCTCGCCACTGGAATCGTGAGAGGTAGCGTCGAACGTGTCGTGCGTTCCCGTTAGGGTGTAGTCACGCAGCTCGGCGATCGTGGTCAGGGTCCCGCCGGTTGACGACGTGGAGGTCTTGACCAAGGCTTTGTATCCAGCGATTGCAGCGGTCGCCATATTAGTCTCCCTTCTCTCTCTTGGTGGTCCGTTTCACGGCTACCGGTTCCGCGATCCTCTTGTCTATCCAGGCGAGGGCGATCTTGTCCGGCAGGTCGTACTCGCGGCCGCCGATGTAGTGGCCGGCCTTACCCTCGACTCGCGTCGATTCGCTATGCAGCATCTTGATTCTCATGTGCGGCTCCTAAAAGCTCGAACGTTCATGATGAATGTCGGCCGGTCGTTCTGGTCGTACTCAAGCAAGAATGGGTCTTGCATGGCCCACATGGCGGGGAAGTATCTCCCGCGGAAAGTGTCAGGCCCTGATCGATGGAGGTTGCGCTTGATCTCCTTGGCCTTAGCGGAAGCATCCTGGTACGCACTTGAGACGGTCGTGATCGGGTCCCCTCGTACCAGTACCTGGAAATGCGGTTTATCGACTTCCGTATAGGCGTCAGGGGGTTCGCCGGGTGTCTCTACTAGCGCGACGATCTTGTCTTGCAAGGCAGACGAATCGGGCAGCATCGACTTGACGAGAACCCAGCCATCTACACCCGAACTTGAGGCGAGCCCATCATAGGCGAGGTGCGTCCCAACCTCTTGGAGGAGACCGACAGTCGATGGGCCGAGCATCCCAACCAGTCCCTGCGCTGGGGCAAGCATCAGACGATCTCCCGCCATGTGAGGGAACCCTGGTCGTCGGCGTTGGAACCGAGCGGGCGCACACAAAGCACGAGCGTATCCTGATCGCCGTTAATCGCCGCGCCAAGCTTCAGTGAGTTGAGTCGCCCGCCAATCGTCTCCGCATTGCTTGATTTACCGAAACCTCGGGCGATCACCGTACCGCCGGTGACGGTGTTGGTCGATGGATTAACTGTCACACCGGTTGCCGTCTGGACGCAACTGTTCGTCTTGTCGGTGTAGTCAAACGTGCCAGCCACCGTGGGATTGAAGATCAACTGCCACTCAAAATCGTCATTTGTTTCGGACAGCAGCGAGACTGCGATAGGAGTGACATCGCAGCCGAGAGCGGTTGACTTGAGGCGGATTCCTACTAGTGCGTAAATCGTGTCGGCAGAGTTCGCATTGACGTGCTGTATAGTGGCATGGCTCTGGGTGGCACCCGTAGGATCTTGACCTGCTTCAGTAACCACCGCAGCGCAGATCACACGCATCGTGCTTGCTGGACTAGCCCCAGTTGTGACCATCTGGTAGCGGAGCGGGAGATTCGGAGTGCTCATGTAAGGTACGGCTTGTGTATTGGCCGCAAGCACCTCATGGACATACATG